ACTTGGGACTCGCTAAAATAACGGTATCGAGTGTTGGGATGTCGAGACCTTCATGGGCCTGACTGAAGGTTGCAAAAATAATCTTCTTCTTTGAAGATTCTAGAAGCTGGGCTTCTTTCATACCACCCATATAGAGTCCAGACGTCTTTGGAAAGCACTGGTGGAGAAATTCACAATGATGTCGTCTATCACTGAGAACGAGTAATTGTCTACTACCACCCGAAGCTTTTTTTACCAATTCCACCAACATCTTATTTCTATTGCGATCTTCGACAAGTTCTGTGATCATGTTAGGCATCGAAATCTTCCCATTTCGCATAGATGGAGGTGGGTTTCTATAATTTGGAGAATCAAATGTAACTGGGAATACTTCCACCTGTTCCTGATTTTTACGTTCCACAGCGAAAAATGTAGGTCCCATGAACCAGTGAAGAACCTTCGTGAGACCATCTTTTCGTTCGGGTGTCGCCGAAAGACCGTAAATATGACGAGGACACAGTTTAAACAGAGACTGACTGAAAACTTTGGCACATATGTGGTGCGCCTCGTCTACTATGACAGTTCCTATACTTTCAAAATCTGAAAATGAATACTCTTTCAGTGAGAGGGATTGAAGCATAGCGATTACAAAATCACATTCAACTTCTTTTTTATTTTGTTGAACGACACCAATTGTAGCACCTGGACAAAACTGCTTAATCCGTTCTCGCCATTGGTCCGCGAGAAACTGTTTATGTACTATAATCATCGTGCGATACCCAAGTTTTGATGCTATGGCCAGGGATACCGTCGTTTTACCATAGCCGCACGGTAAAGAAAGGACGCCATGCCCTGCTTTAATAGCTGCTCCGAATGCTTCGTTTTGGTGTGTAGCGTCGCGAAGTTGTCCTGAAAATCGGGTATTGATTTTAGTTGGTTCTGGTCGTTTGTCATGTGTAGGCTCCCCAAGTTTAGAGGTTCCATAGAATCTGGGAACGCAGATTCCATTCTTAGCTGGTTTGAAAACTTTGAAAGGCGGTGGAGGAAATCCAAAATCTCCATTCACGATGGGTCTTACCGTTAATTCCTTTTTAATTTCTTGGATTGGACCCGAATCTATCAGGTATCCGGTCCTAGTGAGAACCGTCATGAATTACTTAGTTAAAGGTGATAAACTTTAAATGAGTAAAATGCCTACCGTAGATATTGATGAAAATATTAAACAAGTTCAAATGAACATAGAACAGTTAACCCAAGAGGTTTTTCGTCTCCAAGGTGTACTTAATACGTTTATGAACTTTAAGAAAGGTGGTCTTAAAACCATCGAACTTCCCAATGATCCCGATACCACTCAAGAAGTAAAGGAACTCGAGAGTATCCAGGAAAATCCAGAGTGATTACCAACATTCCATACACCTTTGAAGTCTATTTCAACTTCGACTTCGTCACCCCTCTTTAGAGACTGAATAGGACGTCCCTTGACTTCACACATTACTCTTCTATAACGGAACGGTACTTTTACTGTTAGAATATTCCCGTCTATGGGGTTATCTATATTTTCATTCATGAGTAATCGCCATTTATTTATATGCATCCGTTCTATAATTTCTGAAACTTTAGCGGGAATTATAAAACGGATATACTTTTTATCATTGAAATCGTACATAGGTTCATGAATTATGGCGTCAAACTTCATCGATTTCTGTTACGGTATACTAAAACTAAAACTATAAGTATAACTAAGATAAGTAAGAGCACCTGTGTGAGAAGTAAAGGTTTGAGTGGTCGTCGTGTACCAAAACATCTATGACTCAAAAGTCGGGATACTTCCACACCCGCCTCAATACTAGAATAAGGTGTTTCACGGGGAGACATCATACCACACATCGCAACTTTGGGACATTTACCAAAATATGGAAGTTGTCCATGAAGACTGAGAACACCCGAAGACTGTGTGAATACCCATTTCTTATCCTCCATTTCCCAATCAGCTCCCCACCCGATTCGTATCTCAAGAGGTTCTGGTAAGCCAAGTTGTTTTAGAACTTCGTATTTTATGACATCTGGGTCGGAACCCAACACTTCTTCGTTAAGGTCACATATAACACATGAAATTGTATTGGTACCATATAATACCTTGGGTTGTAAATTCCATCGAGTTTCTGTTGCAATTTGAAGATCGGTTTTTAAATCGATCGGTTCATCATAATCTATCAATACGTTGATAGCTCCATATGTACTCCCCTGAACCTTCTCGAGTGCATCCGGTCCCCAGTTATCACCCAAAAAATTCAAAGCTGGGCTATTATCGAGACACAAAAAGAGCATTCCATCATCTATAATTTTTTCGTCTGTGAATGTTGCCACGAATGCGTCTTCACCGTATTCAACATCTTTTAATTCCATACCAAATACAAAATTGGCACCGGCGTCCATAAGAGCCTGTTCCATCGCATCACACATCACTTTACCTGATACCTTCTGTGTGTACATTTGTGAAAGTACGGTATGGTCTAGATTTTTTACAAATTCGTACGCCGTCATGACATCCCATGTAACCCCATCCATGATAAGTGGCAAATGTTCAATATACTTTTGACCCTTTTCACTTAAAGGTCCTACAGCTTCTTTCAGAGATATACCTTTATACTTTTCACTGTGTATGAGTACTCGAGAAAAAAGAGAAATCAAAATTCCATAATCTTTTACACTCAAAGATTTGAAAGCAAAGTTTAAATGTTTTTTCTTTTCAATTGGTTGAAATATTTCATTCCAGTCGATGTTCATTTCAGAAAATAATGATTGTGTGTTGATGAATGCCTTATCGAATACAATTCTGTGTGCATGAAGATCACGTGATTCTACACTAGGTTCCCACCAAGAACCACCAGCTGATATCTTTCTATCGTAAATGGTAACATCATGATCACCTGTGCGTAAGATTTCCCATGCGAGAGATAATCCAGTTGGACCAGCTCCTACGATATGAATCTTCATTCTATATTTAGCTTATAGAAAAAATCCTAAGGTTAATGTAGGATATGTTGAGTATACTCAGTCAAGCCAATATGAAGACGCCACCTGTCAAGTTGGCGCCAAATCAAAAGGTAAAAACGTGGAAATTTGCAGCTAAATATTTATGGAAAGAACGCTTTACTGAAGATAAGGCTGAGCTTGGTCGATGGACGAAAGGTGAACTTCTGGACCTTGGCCCGACATTTGTAAAATTAGGACAGATAGCGTCCACACGAGGAGACCTCTATCCACCAGAGTTTACCAAAGAACTTGAATCTCTCCAAGATAATGTACCACCATTTGATTTTAAGCTTGTAAAAGATGTTGTAAACAGAGACATATTCAAAGATTTTGACGAGATTCCATTTAAATCGGCCAGTATTGGACAGGTTCACAAAGCTACCTTAAAAAATGGTAAGAAGGTTGTTGTAAAATTAAAAAGACCTGGAATCCTAGACATTATGAAATCAGATACAAATAATGTTAAAAAGATATTGGACTTTATTCAGTCAATAGGTGTTGACACTGGTTCTAGTTCTGAATTTGTTCTCAATGATTCTATAGAGTATCTTCTTGGGGAGGCCGATTATAAACAAGAGGTTGAAAATGCGATTAAGTTTAGAAGGAGTTTGAAAGGGATTGATTGGATAAAAGTACCTTATATGTATAAAAAGTACTGTACCGATGATATGATTGTCATGGAGTATGTAGAGGCTGATAAGATTACAGAGATCAAAAATAAGAGAATCAATAAGAAGAAGGTGTGTGAAGCATTGGTTAATTCGTATGTCATTCAAACGATGGACGGTGGGTTATTTCATGGTGACCCACATCCGGGTAATTTGGCCATTTCCAAAGATGGTAAATTAGTGTTTTACGATTTTGGTTTATTAATTGAGTTAAATGATGAATTGAAACAGGGTTTCGCAGACTTATTCGGGTGTATTATAAAACGAGATACAAAAGGAGTTGTTCAAATATTAATTAAATTGGGTGTCATTGTACCAACATCTTCAGACATCAGTGATATTGAAATATTTTTTGAAACCATATTGGGGTATTTAGAGACCCTAGATGGTGGTGCTATCATGAACGATGAACTTGCGGCTGAACTTGCTATGGAAAAGCCATTTGTTGTACCAACAAGTTTTGTATATTTAGCGAAATCCTTCTCCCTCATAGAAGGGATATGTCTCCAACTCGATCCAAACTTTGATTACTTTACGTACCTAGAACCAATGATTCAAGAGCAGTTTTTAGAATCTCTTGATATAAGTGAAATTATCATGAACACTACAGAAATTCCATCTAAAATTGGAAAAATAAATTCGACTGTTCTCGGCCTTGAGAGGTCGAGAGCAGCGATGAAACGGTCAATGATTAAAACACGACAGGAAATACGGATAGTTCAATACAGTGTGGTATGTGCTCTATTAGCGGAGAGATTCAACGGGACACCATTCGCTGCACTACTTGTAGGTTTTGCGATTTGGATTACTTTTCGTAAAGATCGATCTCTTTAGCGTTACTCTTCTTTTTCTTAGTTTTCTTTTCCTCCTTCTTGATAACATCTTGGTGTTCTTTGAACATCTCTTGAACACGCTTACGCTCGTCGCGGGCGATGTCGCCAATCTTATCCTTGATCTTGTCTACCTCGGTCTTCCTTTGTTTTTGGATTTTCTTACCAATTTTCTTAAAGTCATCAGTTTTGGCGAACCATGTGGGGGATGCGGTAACAGCGAACATAGTGTTTGTTGTATTTTAAGGACATTTAATTTTTAACCGTTTTAATTTTTCTAGAAACTCTCTCTTTTCACCTGGAGATTCAATTTCCTTCCCAGAGTTTATATTTTCAATTTCAGGTCCCGTTAACTGCATCGCGTTTACACGAAAGTCCATGAATGCCTCCATAGAGTGGGGTACTAGGGGTTGGACAAGTTCATATATAGCCGTGGCATAGTCACGAATTTCCTTTTGAGCGTGGTGATCCATCCTCAATTGTAAGAAATGCATGAGATTGTGTAGGTCCATCTTCCATACGAAAGAAGTGTATGTCGATTGAGGGAGAACACCTCGCGCCTGTTCCCTACAAACCCCCTTCTCGAGCAACTGTTCATACAACTTAAATGCCTGCTTATACTGTTCAGAAAGAGTTTGACTCAATTCATCATCTAGTTCCACAACACCTTCTGATCCTTGATGATTCACGGCTGATTGTCCACGGAGGACTTCCGGCTCGTAGTATTCCTCATCAACGATAGAATACCTGGCGGACATCTCATTCACGGATGCAGTTCGATGCCTGAGCCACTGACGAGCGATGTAAAGGGGTGCCTTGATACGAAATTTGAAAACAACGAGTTCTAGAGGAGAAGTGTGCCAATTACGAACAAGATATCTAATGAGACCTCGGTCACCACGAGTGGTTTTAGTACCCGTTTGATAACTCACACGGGCACCATCCACGATAGCCTTGTCTAGATTCTCTTGAGGCATGTGGTCGACGAGCTCTACAAATCCATGATCCAATACTTTTTTCATTATAACAATCTATCCGTTCTAATCTTTAATAATCACAACTATCATCGAATGGGACTTCTCCACAAAAGTCGTACAACTCATAAAGTTTTTCTTGTGACTTTTCAATCTCAACTGTCGTATTATTCATGACATCAATCGCGTTATCGATGAGATCTAGAAACGAATCAAGTTGGTCGATCGCTACACGATGATGTTTCCTGTTTGTTTTGGAAGAATGTGCCGCAGCCCTAAGATGCTTATTACTCTTGATGATCTTGTCAATATTGGGTTTGGACTTGTCAGGGGTCGCGGACATTCGGATTGTGAGACTCATCATTGTGAATTTATATCTTTAATCAGTTCACTTAGGTTTCGATAATACCTCTTCAGGTCTTTCATAAATCTTTTATTATTTTCTAAAACTTCACATTCAACTTTGTTTAAATAAATCCAAGCAAGATTTGATTTTGAATATTTTGTAGCTTTTTGATTTTCATTTGGTCGACGCGCCACCAACTTTGTAGACTTCTTCTTTTGTGAAGCGGGTAACACCTCTTTCCTATTCACGAATGATAACGCCTGCATGACAGTGTCTGCGAGGTCATCTTTCTTTTTAGATTTTACGAATGTATCAATCCAATGTGAATTTACTGAGTTGCTACGGATAAAATCTTCACATCTCTCGATTGAAACCTTCTTTCTCTTATTGTATTGTGCCTTACCAGGTCCGGCAACATCCGGAATCTTGTGACGAGCATCGTAAAGAATAGTTTCAGCTTTGGGACATCTGATGATGAAGTATGCGTGAAGGAAGTGCATGACTGAAACCATTTTCTTGTTGCGGTCTGGTTGCTTCTCGATGAGAATAGTCTTCGCCTTGAGGACCCATGGACGGGCGTCTAAATGGTCTCTCATGGAAACATATACACCATCCTTATGTTGAGGGGGTATACCATCCACATCCCACTCAACAACTAGGTTGTTTTTGTCTTCGTCGAGAAGGCACATCGCCAAATTCTTTATACCAACATCGATACTAAGAATCATTAGTATAAAGACTTAATACCTCTTTAACTTAATGAAGTGTATCGCTCATCGAGGATACTCCATCGATCGTATCGATAACAGTATTGATGCGATTCAAGAAGCTGTTCATAGGTCATACGATGGAGTTGAGATAGATGTACAACTTTGCGCATCTGGGGAAATTGTACTTTTTCATGATGTATACGTGGGAGAACAATTCGTAAGTGATTTATGTCTAAACGAATTGAAACAATTTGGGATTTGCTCACTCCAAGATGTATACGAACAAATCCCGGATATATCAAAAACGTTACTTCTTCTAGACATCAAAGGTGCCGATTTTAGAATCACTTCGGCACTCGTCAATTTTTATAAAACTAGACCAACACGTAATATCATTTTTTGTAGTTTCAATCGAAAGTTAATCCATAATCTCCCTATGGAATTTCAAAAAGGATCCACATTCGAAACAACGTTTGTCAATGACGAGTATGAGATGTTAACACGGGGTCTCACAGCGGTAGTCCTACATTGGACATGTTTAGATCATCACTTCATATCTTACTGTAAAATGAAAGATATCAAGGTGTACACGTACACACACAAAGAGGACAAAGAACTAGAATATA